GCGCCTCCGGTCAGAGAGGCCAGGACCTTCTTCGTCTCCACGTCGAGCGTCTCCATCGCAGCAGCGCGGCCGGCTTCCTCGATCTCCGGCTCTGCGGAGATCCGCTCGATGACGTCCGTCACGGCATCTGTCCGCGCTCGGACGATGCCCTTCATTTTCGATCCCATGTGAGCCGGGTCGCGGCGGAAGACGCTTTCCTGGCTGCCTGGCATTGTGGCGACGAAGGTGTGCGGAAACAGGTACGAGCCTCCGGGCAGGTCCACGCGCACGCCGCCTGCTTCCTGCGTATACGGAAAGCGGCCCAATGGCCAGCCGATTTTTCCGGCGCGCGCGCGGGACCATGGCTCCGCGACCGTCGCGCGTTTGCCCCAGACCCGCTCCTTGATTACCTTGGCGCCGATTCCCGTCCTTTCGCTCGCGCGGCGAGCCATGAGATCGCGGGCGGTCGCCATGCCGGCGTTGAGCGCCTTCTCCAGCACCTTGGCCGCGGCGCCGTCCACGCCGGCAAGCAGGTTCTCGACCTGCTCGCTTGTGCTGAGGGCAATCGCACAGTCAAGGGAGAGCATATCCAGCACCGAAGATCTCCAGGATGAACATGCCGGGCCGAGACTTGTTCCAGTGCCCGATGTCATGGGCGAGCAGCGTGCCGCCTGGGACGTCGGCGAAAATCAGCTTCCACGTGCCGCCGTCGAATTCCGCAAAGGTCGCCGTCGTCTCGCAGCCCTCGGGGAAATGCGCGACGAAGAGCGGCTGAAGCTGTCCGGGCTCTTCGGAGCGCATCTCGTCATGCCGAACGAGGGCGAGATTGAATGATCGCTTCGTGCCGTCCGGCAGCAGGAATCCGCCTGGCTCGCCGAGTCCGGATTCGGGATCGGCGATTTCCTCGGCGGCTTCCCTGAGAATCTCCTCGAGCGACATGCCGACTTCCTTACCAAGCCGGGCGATCCGTTTATGGCGGACCGCCCGGCCGGGGAAAAGCTGCGCTGGCTTACGAGGCCACCAGCGGAACGGTGTACCACTGCGTCGCGCTCGTGGCGATCAGGATGACCGGGGCGACCGTGGCGGTGCTGAACGCGCCGTGGGAGCCGATGGCGTTGATCGAGGCCGCCGCATCGGGGTAGATCGGCAGCGCATTGCTCACGGTGCTCTTGACGATGACCATGGTGCCCGGCTGCGGCGCTGTCGGCAGAACCACGCCCTTCGTGCCGTCCGCGGCGCTGACGACGTTGAAGCCAGCGTACAGCTTGCCAGCGTCGGCGACAGTGCTGCCCGCCGCCGCGACAGCCGAAACAGCCATCAGGCCGGAACAAACGCTGTCCCACTGCGTGGCGCTTTCGGCAATAAGGATGGCTGTGCTGAGCGGCGGAACGATAAACGCACCGTGCGAAGCGACCGCGTCAATCGTGGCGGCACCATCCGGGTAGACCGGCAGCGGATAAGCGGTCGTGTTCTTGATGACGACCAGAGTTCCGGCGGTCGGCGTGGCGGGCAACGAGACGACCTTTGTGCCGTCCGCTTGGCTGACGACGTTGACCCCGGCGGCGAGGCCGCCGCCCGTGCCGTAATTGGTTCCGGCGGCGTTGACGGCCGAGACCGGCAGCACGCCGAATCCCACGCTGCCGGAGGCGTTGGCGATGGCCTCCACCTGCACGCGCACGCTCGTATCCGACGTCAATGCGGCGGTTTCGACCTTGCCGAGATAGGTGTTGCCGCTCGCGGTGCCGGTGGCGACGAAATTCGTGTTGTCCCAGTACGCCAGCGATCCGGCGGCCATGCCGCCATCGCTCGCGGCCTTCACGAAATCGAAGCTGCCCTCGATGACCAGCGAGCCACGGACGCCGGCGGGAAGCGGCACGGTCGCAATCGCGGCCAAGCCGCCCAGGATGACGACGCCGCCGAACGGGACGCCGTTTCCGACGCCGTTGCCGCAGTAGTTCGTGCCGGCATCGGGAATGAAATCAACGGTGTGTCCGCCGTGAATGTACCGAGCCCATAACGGTTGCGGCGCCGCAACTGCGGCAGTCGGTCCGTAGTCCATGTCCTGCTCCTTTCAATCCAGCCGCCTGGGTGCTGTTCCCGCCACAAGGCGGGAAATCGTTCGCCCCACCGGCGCGGCACAAACTCAGTCGTGAACTCAACCTCCATGCGAACGTGCGCGCCGGATCCCGCTGCAAGAGCAGCGGGATCCGGTGGCAGAAAAGTTTATGCCGTGTTCTTCACGATGGAACGCGGCTCGGCGAGGTTCGCGCCGAAGTCAATGAAACCCCTGAACGCAATTCCCAACCGGTCGAACTGCATCTCGTCGCGCTCGACAATGGGCATCTCCTGCCCGTTGAGGAACCCGCACTCGATCGGATAGGCAGGCTGCTGCGGTCCGGCGCAGAGATACCAGGTGGTGTTGCTGCCGGCATTGGCCGTGCTCAGCCCCTTGATCACCTCGTTGATCTGCGCGGCGGTCAGGCTCGAGAGCCATTGCGAGCACACCGGGCGGAAGCGACCGGCCAGCGTGTTCTTGACCGGAACGCCCCTGGCGTTGCCGCCCGTGGAGAGGCTCGGGATCAGGTCCGTGGACTGCCAGAGCTGGCGGGCCAGGTTGATGAGGCCGGGCGGGACCAGCAGGATTTCCGGCTGGACGCCGGAGGGCAGGCCGTAAGGATCGGTCTGCGCCAGCATCGCGGCCTCGGCGGCTTCCAGCGTCGTCAGGGACAGCGCCGCGCTGGTCAGCAGGTTCGGCTGCATCAGGTTGCCCGCCGTGGTGATGGCGCTGGACGTGAAGAAGGCCGTCGCGCGGTCGCTCTGGAGCGCGGCAATGAGCAGGCCGTAGATGAACTTCGCGACGCGGACGCCGGCGCCGCGGCCGAAGAGCGTCGGCAGCGTGGACATGGCCGAGAGGTCGTCGTTCACGATGTCCTTGCGCGTGATGGCGAACATGATGGCCTTCGTGCTCGCCTGGATCTGATAGGACTGCTCGCTGATCTTTCCGGCCTGAATCTCGCCGGCCGGGCCGAGGTCCGTGAACTCCAGAGAGCCGGTCAGACGAACGCGGTAATGCGGCTTGAAGTCCTGCACCGGCCCGCGTTTGGTGAACTTCTGCCAGGCAGTCGTGGCCATGCCGGGAACATCAATCGCGTCCGGGTCCACGGCGTTGTACGAGTCCAATAAGAACTTGTTCATCAGGTTGCTGAGGATCGTCGGCAGGCTCAGGGTGCTGAACTCCGCGACGATGGCCTTGTACGCCTCATCGTTGTTGTGCGGCAGGCTGATGCCGGCGAAGCTCGCCACGAGCCGCATGAGTCCCATCGGGCCGAGTCCGGAGCCGAACCGCGCCATGGTCCGGTCGGCCATTTCCACCGCGCGCTGGCCGTAGGCCGGGTTCTTGGCCAGGCGCTCGGCGGGGTAGCCAGCGGAGATCAGCCCGCACGCCTCGATGACGGCCGCAAGGTCGTTGCTGATGCGACCCGTTGCCGCGATGTGCCGGCCGCCGCGGCTCGGCGGAACCGCCTGGAGCTGGAGGCCGTCGTTCGGCATGTCGCCGGAAATGACCGCCGGAGCGCCTTCGGTCTGCGACGCTGCGCGCGAGGCCCTCAGCGTGGCGACCTCGACGGCATCCTTCGTCCTCGCCTCGTCCCAACCCTCGGTGATGGCCTGTGCGGCGATCTCCGGGCGATCCTTGGCCGCGGCGCGAACGGCGGCGATCCGCAACTCTTCCTTGGCCGTCTCGCCGCGGAGCACGGTGAAGTCCGGAGCGGCCGGCTTCGGCTCTTCGGCCGGCTTGGCGGGAGCCGATCCCGCATGCGCGGCGGCGATCCGGCCGAACTCGGCCTCGAACTTCGTCTTCTGTTCGGGCGTGAGCTTGCCGGCGTCCAGCGAATACGTCGCGGTGAGCCAGGCGCTGAATTCCATGGCTTGTCCTTTCGCGGCTTCAGCCGCAATTTTGGCCGTCGTGCGGGTGTCCGCGCCGAGCGGCACGAGGGCGATGTGATCACACGTCGCCGCACGCGCGACGACGACCGGACCCGACACCGTCCGGCCATTGACTTTTGCTTTTTGTCCCGGCTGAACGAACTCGAGGAGCGTAGGCTGCGCGTTGATGGAGGCCTGGAACTTGAAGCCGTTCCTCGCGTGCGTCTTCGCCTGCTGGCAAAGAGCCGACTCGCCGGTGACCAGCCCGCAGCAGGCGATTTCGCCCGTCTCGGCGTTCACCGAGAAATCGTCGGTCTGTCCGAAGAGCTGCTCCATCTGCGTGTCCACGTCGTCCCACGGCTTGTTGTGGCCGATGTAGACCGGCAGCCGCGCGCCGGCCGCCTTGAGTCCGGCACCGTCCACGACGACGGGAAACTGGTAGCCGTTCAGCTTCATGGGTCCGCCGTTGTAGGCTGTCATCGTGAAGCGCGGTTTCGGCGGGGCCCCGTCCTTGTCCGGCTTCATCACGTCGGTGGAGTTCTTGTTCGCGCCGGGCGGGACGGCGGTCTTGTCGCCGGCGGCCGCGTCGGGCGTGTCGAGCTTCGCGGAGGGATTCGGATCGGTCGCCGGCGGCGCATCGGCGGCCTGCGCGGTGATCGAGAATGCGGCGTCGAAGGTCGCCGAGATCGGTTGCTCGCCTTCCCCAGAGGCGGCGCTGATCGGCGGCGCGGATTGCGGAGCCTGGGTTCCGCGGCCGAGGAGCCATGCGAACTGGCGCTGCGCCTGCGCGCGTTCCCGATCCGCGCGGCGCATCGTTCCGGATCCCGGAAGCTCGCGGGTCCTTTCCCTCTTCCGCGACGCGAGCGTGCACATGAACGCGGCGGCCAGCGCTTCCTCGGAAGGCTTCTTCTTCATTACCGTCTCCCGGAATGACCTGAGTTGCGCGCCGGAAAAAGAAAAAGGCCGAACCCGCTGTGCACAGGTTCAGCCTTTGTCAGTCCGCTTTTTGGCGTCCCGCTTCAGCGGCCGCATCCACGGGACACGCGCAAATTGTCTTTCAGGTCTACCTCACTAATTCGCCCTCTGCAATGCGCCTTGCGCCGGACGCTTGACGGCGACTGCCGGTTTGCGCGCGGGCGTTTTGCCGGCCTCGCCGCCTTCGTCCGCGCCGGCGTCTACCGGATCCGTGCCGCGCGTGGCGAAGATGCTGTTGCGGACCATCGTCTTGAGTTCTTCGACCGTGCAGCCGAGCGCGCGGGCCTGCGCGACGAACGCGCGGTTCCAGTTCCGGCCCTTGGCCTCGTACTCGGCCGGGATCGTCGTCAGGCCATCTTTCATGGCGGTAGATTTCGCGGCCGAAAGCTTGAACGGATCTCCCATCTCGTTGCTGTCCCAGTACCAGGAATGTTCAACGCTGGTCCCGAGCGTGCGAAGGATCTGCGGCAGATAGGGCTTGCCGTAGTCGCCGTGGCCCTCGCGGAGCCGCACGCCCTCGGCGATAAAATCCCCGAATAGGTTGTCGAGGATCAGCCCGTTGGCTTCCGCGCGCTCGATCTCCCGCGGGCGGAAGTAGATTTTATGATCGAGCTGCCCACTGGCGAAACTGGAGTCAGACGAATCCGCGAGCACGACGTTGCGGGGAACGCCCTCGCATCGCCCGATCTCAGAGGCAACTTCCCGCTTGAATCCGCTGTACTCCTGCGTCGGCTGTTCGGGCCGCATTTGCTTGGCGCTATACCCGGCCGGCAGCGCGGCCATCATCCGCCGATGCATCTGCACGGCGGAAAACGCCTTGGCCTCGGTGACGCCCTCGCTCGTATTCCCGTCCTCGTCCACGAACATCGCGCCGGCCTGCGTTTCCAAAAGCACCGCATAGTCTGCCGCTGTTTCAGCGGCATCGAGGGTGGCCTGGGTGTAGCGCCGCAGCGTGGCGTAGAGCGGCAGCGCCGGCAGGAATTCGGGAAGCCCGCGATGCTGCCCGGGCCGGTCCTGCCGGAACCAATGGATGACGAGGCTGGCGTCCCATACGTCGTATTCCCACGGCATGCCGACGTAGCCGGTCGCGTAGGACCAGTAGCCGGGATGGATGCGCAGGATGTGGTAGGAAACCGGGTTGCCGTAGTCATCGAACCGGATCCCGTCCACGGACGGCGAGAGAAGTAGCGAGATGTCCACGAAGCGGACCTGGTCGGCCTCGATCACGCGAAGGTCGAGCTTCACCGGATGTTTCAGTTTTGGGTTTGTGATCTTGCAGGCGAAGGTTTCCCCGTCAGTCCGGCGTGCCTTTCGCATGGTGCGAAGTTTGCCCGGAAGGTCAATGGCCTGCGCCCACGCGGCGAACTTGGCCTCGATGTCCTCGCGTTCGTCCTCGGTCAGCCGTTCGTCGTCTATGTGCAGGCGCGGCCCGGTCCCGACAAAATCATTGGCGATGGTTTCGCCGACGCCCTTGCAGTAGCAGTTATTCGCATCTTCGTACCGGCCCCGGTTGCGGAGTGTGTAGCGGATCATGGGGTTGGCGGCGGCGTCGGCGGCCAGGCCATCGGCCATCGCCCAGTGCGCGCGGTCGTCGTCGGTCGTGATCGCGGAATCGAAGCGGGCGGAAATTCGCGGAGCTGGAGCGCCGGCCATTTCGTCCAGGGCGGGTTTCGTGCGGACTCCGAGCTGCCGCATCATCTCGCCCCAGTTGGCGGCGCCGACCCCCATGGCCATTACCGAGCGCAGCTCGGCGTCCTCGCGGTCCCATTCGGCACGCCGCTGATTGAGCCGCCGGTCGAGCATCTCGGCGAGGGTCTTCGCCGCGCGGCGACGCACTCGCGCCGCCTTGCGGCCGTTCCACCAGCGACGAAGAGTCGAGAATCCGAACATCATCCGCCCCATTCCCAAGGACGCAAGTCGGGACCGGCGGGAAGAATGGCGCCGTGCGGTTTCAGCTTGGTGATGGAAACGCCGGCCATACCGCCGCGGGATCGCGCGCGGGTGGCCATGAGGAACTTCGTCGCTTCGATCTGCTCGGTCAGCGGCCGGCGCCGCACCGTCACGTCGCCCGCGGTGACGCTCTCGGGTTTCTCCGCGGCGTGCTTCAGAGCTTTGACGAGGTCGCCCATTTCACCTTCCCATGCGCGCGCCCTTTGCCAGGAGCAGGCTTCTGCTTCGATGCAGGGATTATCGTTCAGGACATGATCAGATGCAAGGAAGGTTCTTCACTCGTCGAGGCGAAATGAATAGATTATCTTGGAATGACGGGCGCAAAATTTACAGATTACGTACTCGATTCGACCGTATGTCGAGACATGTTTTGGCCTGGCCGCCCCACAGCGACATCGCCACGTGGCCCGTTCCGCCTCACGGACGGCCTGGCGTTCCTCGCGTCGCTTCTTCGCTCTCTGGTGTCCGTTCACAGTTGCCCGGGGATCTATTTCTCGTCCGTTCTCCAGCCGGTTCCGCAGTTGTCGCACACCCGCCATCGCCCACTCTGTCCCGGCCCGTCGCGCGTCGCGTCCACGTGCGAGCGCATGCACCAGCACTTCGGGCAGCGGACGCCCACCGGAGGACCGTCTCCGCGCGCCATTTCCTCGAGCGAGAGGCGGACGCGCCTGGCCGGCTCCTTGGCGGTCTTGCTCATGTTGCTCCTGCCATTTCTGCAAGGCTCTTCACCTGGCGCTTCGCCGGACCGCCGGATGACCGCTGAGCCGCTTTCGCCTGGACCGGCGGCTTGCAGCCGCGCATCGAGGCGCCGACCGCGCACAGGACCAGGCAGTCCCACCAGTGGTTGTCGGGCCGATGCGGCATCTGCTTGTACTCGTTGACGACCCGGCCGTGAGCGAAGACCTCGGTGAAGTACTCGGAGGCGGCGACCTGTTCCGCGAACGCTTCATGGTCGCCGGCAGTCACCGGCGTCCCGTAGAGCGTCAAGGCGCCGCGCGTGCCCGGAGCGACGGACAATGCGCGATGGACGAAGCTCTTCCAGGCGTTGGTGTCAATGCACACGTGCGGGTACTCGCGCGTGCCGCGGACGCTGGGGACGTACCAGTCGTCGCCGAACTTCCATCCGCGCTTACGCTGGAAGGAGGCGATCGGCTTGTTCGTTGCGCGCAGGGCCATGCCCTTCGAGGCCTGCATGATCGGGCTGGCGAGCTTCCGGCGCACGTTGTAGACGAGCGTCGGTTTGTAGCCGCTGTCCACGAGCATCTGCTCGATGGACATCGAAGCCACGGATCCGCCGGCGTGTTTCTCGAACTCATGCTTGAGCATGACGCCGCACAGGCGCTCGAGGCCGGACTGAATCACGCCGTCCTTGTCCTGGCCGGGGAACTCGCGCGAGAGCGGGCGTGGCGGACTGGCCTGCAGGAACCAGCGCACCGGCTGCTCGGGGAGCGTGCCGTACTGAATGACCTGGCCGGTGAAGTCGTCTTCCCAGGCGCACACGACCCAGTAGAGAAGCTCGTCGTGGACGTCGACTCCGGCGGTGATGACCGTCGCATCCGCAGGCACGTGGCACATCGGAAGGCCGCTGACCCGCTGGATCACCTGCGCCGGCGTGATCCTTGCGCCGGCCATTTGTGCCGAGATCGGCTGTTGCTGCATCTCGGCGGCGAAGAGGATCGGGTTGCGAATGTGCCGGTCCATGGCGTGCTGAACCGGCGAAAGGTCGGCGGGATATTTCCGCTGCTGCCAGGAGACCATGGCGTCCGCGTCCATGCAGTCGGCGCGAATCGGGCAGGGCAGGCAAGGGCGCGGCCGGTCGAGGATCCCCTCGCACTCCGGAAGGCACCGATGCGCCGCATAGAACTCCGTCGCGTCATCAGTTCGCCCGCTTCGCAGCAGGTCGGCATAGCGGTCCCAGTGGTCCGCGTGAGGAATGTCGGCGGGCGTCGCGCTCATGTGGACGGGAAACTTGACGAGCATCGGCGAACGGATTCCGTTCCATCGCGGGTCCTTCAGGACCGTATCGCCGACATCGCCGTTCTCGATCACCGTCACGGCCATCAGAGCGGCGAGCGGGACGCCAGGCGGCCCCATTTCGAGGACCGCGCCGCCCAGCAACTTCAGCCGATCGTCGGTCTGAAACGCCGAATGCGCGCTCTCGTCCGTCTGCGGATCGTCTATGAACACCAGGTCGGGCCGGAGCTGCGTGCCATCGGCCAGCACGCGCACCTGGCCGCGGATGCCGGAACCCTCGAGGCCGGTCGCCGTGACCATGCTGCCGGCGCACCGGCTTCCGGGAATGTTCGGGAGGACGATTTCATTCACGCTCCAGGCCATGCGCGTCGGCTCCCGCCTGAATGTCTGCCCGCGCTGCCGGCCAGCGATGCGTTCCAGCTTGCGAACGGGATAACAGACCTCCGGGAAATCCGCCGCGAGCAGTGGATTGGTTTCCACGATGGTCTGCAAATCCTGAATGATCGCCCCCGACTTCGGCGCCGTGGCGGCGAGAACGCAGACCCATCGCCTGAAGCCGAAGAGGCTCGCCCACAACGTTCCCGCCTTGATGAGAGAGGTCTTGCCGCCGCCGCGCGGCATGGCCACGCCGAACATATCGCCGTAGCGCACGACGGCCTCGATGCGACGCATGACCTCCAGGTGTGTTGCCGACCAGGGCCAGTGGTCTCCGCGGACCGTGAACATCTTCAGGAGGTAGCTCTCGATGAACGCCTGGAGCAAAGCGCCGCAGCGCGCTTTGCGCATCGGATTTACGACCGCCGGCATCTCGCCGATATCGCGGCCCGCCTCCGACTTGGCGGCCATGCGCGCCCGGGCGTCCGCCCTGTGACGCTCATAGTTTGCCGGACTTCTTGCCTTCTTCATTCGCACTGGTCATCAACTCCACGATCCGTTGGACGGCCAACCGCGCCAACTCACTCACCGGAACGTCCGGGCCTCCGAGGTTCAGGGCGGCAAGATGCGCTCGAGCCGCGGCCAACTCTCGGCTTGCGCCATCGTCGTGGGGCGGCGGTTTTCCGTCGCTGCCATCGCCATCGCGCCCGCGAAGACCCGTCAGTGAATTCAGCTCTCGCTGAATCGAAAAAGCGCCAGCGGTGTCACCGGCTGACAACGCCTTCGCGTAGAGCATGCGGAGACGACTGACTGCCAGACCGAGCTCTTCCTCCTGGCTCCATTTTGAGTCGCGCGAAATCTGTTTCTTCGCCTGACGCATGAGACGACCGGCCTGCGCTTCCGACAGACCGAGGCCGCGGTCACTGACGGCCCACGACATGATCGCTGACGACGTTTTTCCATTCACCAGGAGCGCCGCGATTTTCTGTACGTTCAGCGACCGTTTTGTGGCAAACAAAGTCTGTGAATCTTGCCGCCGCCCACGCACACCTTCAAGCCCGAAGTCTCGCCCAGGAGTACCTACAGATTGTCGCTTTTTGCAGCGTCGCCTCATGATGCAATCCCTTCCAGCGCTCGCTTCGCGTCGTCATAGTGCGCCGGCGTGTAGTGCTTCTGACATCGCCTCATCACCCACACCGCCGCCTGCCGTCCATCCCGCGGCCTGGACTTCGCGTGGTAGACGTCCATGACATGACCGACGACGATCAACGGATTGAACGCCTCCAGCGTCCCTCTCTTGGACGCCAGCGCATTCGTCCATTCAGCGGCCGCCTTTCCCTTCCGTTCGACAAACCAGTCGACCACAATACTCCACACCCGTTTCCAGTTCGTTCCTGTCGTTTCACCCTTCACCGGCTCACGAGGAGTTTTCATCTCACCTTTCGTTTCCTCCCGCGCCCTTAAAGACGTCCGTTTAACAGAAGGTGATTTAACGTTAACTGGTGATGTGGTGATAGGTGATATCACAGTGCCCGTGTGACACGGGCGTGACACCGCGCGCTCCTCACGGTGCGCACGTTGACGATCTCTAGCCTGGGCGCGCTCTTTGAGCTTCCTCGTCAGCCGCCGACATCGCAGCGTGACGTAACCGTGACAAAGCGTGACAGAGCCAATGTCCCTCAACGCAATCACGCGAACGGTCTCCCGCGCCTCGGCGACCGGACAGCCCCAGACGTTCGCCCAACCCTCCATCGTGTCCCGCCTCCGGTCCGTGTCGTGCAGCCACATCTGGCAGAGCGCATCATGCCAGCGATCGCGGACCACAGGTCCGGCTCCCCGCAGCGCGCCGTCGACCATCCACTCCTTGAACCAGAAGTCGACCACGAACTGCTTTCCGCCATTCTCCGCCTTCGCGCTCATCGTTCATCCTTCTGCGCCGGTCCCGTCGAATCCAGCCGTCCGCGCCCACACTGAGCCATCCCTTGCGCGAAAGATCAACTCCTTTTTCGCTCGATCACTGCGACTCCACGCCAGGAATCTCTCGGCACGCCAGCACCTTCTCCAGAACGCCAAGCCCCTCTGTTTGCTTCTTGAAGAAAAAGGGGACGCTGGCCTTTTTGCATTGCCTGTAGAGATCGTCCGCCCATACGTTGTGCATCGGGCGCGCGCCGGGGCCGGTCTCTGCGCCGCAGATTACCCAGTCCAGACCGCGCGGAGGCGTCCCACCATCTGCGTGAACGAGGACCGGCCAAGGCCGCGGCATCGGATCGCCGATGTAGCGCTTCAGCGTGATCGGCCCGAGCATCGGCTCGATAGAAACAAAGAGGACCGACGCATGCTGATGCGTGAGCAGTATCGGTATGCGCTCGTCAGCCCTCTGCTGATTCTCCGCGGTCACACCGAGCCAGACGTTTGACGGCCACACCCACTCCTCCAGCCGTCGCGGGCGCTTGGTGAGGATCTGGAACGTGTGCTGCGGTGCCGCCTTGATCGTACCGATTACGTCGCGTATGGCCATGTCCGGGACGTTGTCGTGCATCAGGTCGGCCATTGAGCACACGAATATCCGGCGAGGCTTTTTCCAACTTAGTGGTTCTACCATGCGGTCGTCGTGGACCGTCACTGCGAAGGGATATGCTTTCGGGTAGCCGTACCTGCCGGCGAGGCGCTGCGCCATCCGCTGCGCGTAGCAATGTTCGCAGCCCTCGCTGACCGGAGAGCAGCCGGTGATGGGATTCCAAGCCGCCTCAGTCCATTCGATCTTTGTCTTGCCGCTCATGCCTTCCCCTCCTCTTTCATGCGCTTCCCGCACGCCGCCGGGTCCGACCAGGCGAACCGCCAGTCGTGCCAGTCACTCTTATCCACATGGACGCCGTTGTCGTATAGCATCGCCGCCGGCATGATCCCCAGCCGCGCGACACGCCGGCAGCGCTCGTCCGCCGCGCGAATCGTGTCCGCCGATCTCCCGCAACGCTCGTTCTTCGGCCAACCGCAGAGCACGTAGGCACGAATGCGGTGCTTGCCCGAAATCAAACCGGCAGCCCTCAACTTCCGAGCGGCCTCGACAAGGGGCTCCCAGTCGTCCGCAGTGTCATAGGCCAGGAACGCGACATCCGGCATCCGCCGCGCAAGCAGCTCGACGTGCCAGTCCTCGAGCCGTCGCGCCTCCAACCCGCCGGTCAGCCGTGCGCGTTGCTTCTGCCGGCCGAGCATCGCAAAGACGTCCTCGATGTGCCGCCGGGAGCACGCGAGCAGGTTGTCGTCCAGCACGTTGAATCCGTCCATGATCGGCAGTTCGCGGACCGGCCCTTCGCGCTTCCACGCCTCGCAGAACCAGCAGCGGTTGGGGCAGCCGCGCGAAGTGATCGTGTACCCGCGCTTGATGAACTGCCCCGGCGTAAATCCCTCGGACCGCCGGCCGAGCGCCGGACCGCCGAGCGTTACCGGCGCGCGCTTCTCCCAAGCCGACGCCAGCTTTTCCGCCTCCTCCATATCCCAGGTGAACGCGACGCTGATGTAAACGCGGTCCACGTCCGGCGTGTAGAGGTCGGGATACCCGACGAAGGCCAGATCGTCGGTCGGCGTGGCTGTCGTCCATCGCGGAAAAACGCGGGCGATCCTCACGCCTTCGCCTCCGCAAAAAGCCGCGCCTGTCCGCCCGGCTCAATCGCCCGACTCCGCAGCAGCCGGTCGCGGGTCGCCTCAAGATCGGAAATCGTCCCGTGAATCTCCCCCGCGCGATGCTTCAGAGCGGCCAAACACTCATCGAGCTTTAGCGGGTCTTCAGTCCAGAGGTAGCCTTTATCGCCCGCGACAATCGGCTCGCCGGAGTGGCGCAGCTCGTGGATCGCCTCCTCGACCTCGCGCGTCGAGAGGCCGGTCACCTGGGCGATGTCGCCTTTAGTGTGCGGGCCGAGATGCTTCCAGCGCGTCAGGTATTCCAGTACCGCAGCGCGAGGATCAATGTTCGGTTCGGTCATGGTTTGCACTCCTTCATCGCCCGTTCCAGCGGCCTGCCGCAGAGGTCAACGTGCTGCGTCTGCTTTCCGGGATTGGATATCTTGACCATCTTGACGCCGAGATGAAGGGCCGTGAGAAGCAAACGGCCGGCATCCTGATCAAGCAGATGTCCCCACGGCTCGCCGTCCTTGAAGCAGCGAGGTTTCGGATTCGGCCAGCAGCCCTTCCAGACGTGCAGGGCCTGACCGCCGGACTTGGCATACTCGATCCCCTGGAGAATCTCGCGCGAGGAAAAACGCTTCATCC